ATACAGAAAATCACGAAGGATTAAATACAGACGAATTAGCTTTAATTATTCGTAGATATTTTGACATGTATAAATGTACTTATATTGCTCTTGATGTTAAGGGTATTGGTCTTGGCGTTTATGATTGTTTAATCAAAGATATGTATGATCCTATAATTGGAAAAACATATGGTGCTTTGAGTTGCTGTAATGACAAAGTATATGCAGATAGATGTAAGGTTCAAAATGCTCCAAAAGTAATCTGGGCAATACAAGCTACTGCTCAGTTTAACAATGATATGTATCTGAGTTTAAGAGAAGGTTTTCGACAACATAAAATTAATTTACTGATAAACGAATTTGAAGCAGAGGAAATTTTAAAAGATACTCGTGGATATAATTCTTTACAAGCAAGCGATAAAACATTATTGCAGTTACCATATATTCATACTACCCTACTTATCAACGAATTAATCAATCTTGAATATGAGGCAAAAGGGGTAAATATTAAAGTGTATGAAAAATCTGGTATGAGAAAAGACCGTGTATCAAGTGTTGGTTACAATTATTGGGTTCAGTGTCAATTAGAAACACGTTTGAAAAAACCTAATAATACTCCAACCAATGTCTCATCTCTCACTGCTCTTGCACGAAAACCAAAATTATATTCTCATTAGAAAGGCGGTGGTGAACATCGAAGAAAATACAAATAACAACGGAGCAATAAAAGAACAGTTTCAAGAAGATAAAAAGAATATAGATAGTTTTCTGAATGGGAAATCACCGACTTTTTCGTTTACAGCACTTAAACGCTTATGCCTTAGTGAGCTTAGTTATAGAGGTGCTTTTGATAGATATGGCAGATTGTGTGGTTTTACCAGAGATCAAATTTTAAGAATGGCTCAGTACCCAGAACAATACGGTAAAGGCGTGGTACGACTTTCACAATATATGTACCTTAAAAGTGGGTATTATAAAAGACTTATAGATTACTTTACTGATATGGCAGTAATAAATTGGACTGTTGATTTAATTCTAAAGGACACAAAAATCAATGAAAAAACCATTCAGTCAAATTATTATAAATATGTAGACCAAGTTAATAAATTCAAATTGGAAAATCGTATATCTGACATCATGAAAAAACTTTTTATTGAAGATATATGTTTCGGATTTGTCACAGAGACAGAAACGGATATTTCTATATATTGGATTGACTCTAAGTATTGTGAAATAAAAAGTATTGTAAATGGAAACGTATATCAATATGCCATTAATCGTAGCCTTTTGACTGATTCATATTTCAGCACTCTTCCACTAGAGTTACAGGAATTATTAAAAGAATCAAAGAAAACATCTCTGAATAATATGGTTATGATTCCATATGAAAATTCCTTGTGTTTGAAATATAACAATGACTTTATTTATCCATATCCGGCTTTGTTTCAAATAATAATCTCCATACTTGACATTGATGACTATAAGGATTTGGCAAAAGCAAAAACAGAGGCAGATGCTTATAAATTAGTTTGTCTTGAAATACCAACTAACGAAGATGGGCAGATGTCTATGGGTGATGAAATTATCACACCATTCACTGAAATGACCAAGAATGTTGTACCTACATCCTGGGGCGTTGTACCAACACCAATGAAGATGCAGTTATTAGAATCAAAATCTACTGCATCAGACGATTCTAATAAAGTCGCTGATGCTGTTGAGAATTTCTATACAGAATGTGGGATTTCTAAAGCTCTTATATCCTCTGCCTCTTCTGGATCAGAATTAAAATACTCTATTAAGGTTGATTCATCTGACATTTATAGAATTTATCGAATGTTAGAATCTTGGGTTGATTTACAGATGAAATTGCGTGGTCATGTTTATAAAACATATCAGTTTGAATACAGTATTCTTCCTACTACTGTTTTTGATATAAGTGATTACATAGATACACAACTAAAATTAGCACAAGTGTCAGCACCAGTAAAAGGGCGTATGCTAGCTGCCAACGGTATAAATACCGCCAAACTTTTAGGTAATTCTATTTTGGAAAATTCTATTCTGGGTGATGTTTTTGATAAATGGAAACCGCTGAATACATCATATACACAAAGCGGTAATAATTCTGATATTACAGATAAAGGTGGCAGACCACAAAAGAGTGAAGATGATTTATCTGATAGTGGTACTCAGACTAGAGAAGATGATGAAAACAATAAAGCAAATAGAGATGTTTAGGTAGGTGATTGAACATATGGGTGAAGTATTGATTTTAGACCAAGTAAAAGCAGATACTCTTCTATCACTTGGTTTTAAATATACAAAAAGAAACATTGACAATAAAGAAGTATTCGTATTTATACAGACGAATGAACTCATGAAGGAACTGAACTCAAAGTTTGAGCAAGGTTCTTTTTTATTGAATTCTAACGTTTGTTTTTGATTTTTTATAGGAAGGAGGAAATCAATAATTGAAGTTTAATAAAAATCAGACATTGGGATTTACTTCAAAGTTATCTGATTTTGAAATTATCAATCAGGAATTTATTAGATGTAAATGTTATATGCTTGCCACTGGTGATAATGTGAATGGTTCTGATATTACATTAGAAGCAGTCCAAAAAGCTATGGCAAGAGGTGAATTTTATAACAAGCCTGTGATCGCCCATTTGTATCAAGATCCAGAAGATAATAATAAATGGAGAGTCGGCGGGCATGATTCTAAGTGGATTATTACAAACACTTCATTTGATATTGTGAATGAATGTATCCCATTTGGATGTATACCTGAAAGTGCTAATTTACAGCTAGAAGATGTTCTTGAGGCTGATGGCGAAACAATGAATACATATCTAACATGCCAGATTATCTTGTGGACTGGTCGGTATAACATTATGGATGCAGCTTATAGTGATGATATTTATTTTAACCAAAGTTGTGAGCTATCAATTAATGAGTATCATTACAAAAACAATGATGTTCTTTCCATAGATGATTTTACTTTTAGTGCGTTATGTTTACTAAATAAATCATCTGATAATTCAAAGAATGTTCACCCTTGTTTTCCATCTTGTAGAGTTGAGAAAATGAAGGCTTTTTCTATTGATACAGATAAATTCAAACAGAACTTTCAATTAATGAAAGAGAAATTTTCTATTAATGAATCCAAATTCAAGCAGATCTTTGAACTGATGTTAGAAAAATTAAAACAATATGAATCAGACGGTACAAGCACTTCTGCTACTACCGCTGTTCAAAATAATGCAACAAACAACAATCCACATATGGAAGGAGAAAATAAAATGGATTTAACTAAATTTACTACTCTTCTTTCAGATATTAAGTATGGTGATGGCTGTATTAAATATTCTCTTTTAGGTGCAGACGAAAATTCTATTTTTGTTGTTGATAGAGAAGATGGATACAGGGTTTATTCTGTTGGCTATGCCGAAGTAGATAACAATATTGTTATTAACTGGAACGAGAAAACAGAGGGTAATATTGCTTATGCTGAAAAACCTGAAAATGAAGAAAAATCTAATATGTCAGTATTTTATGATGAAATGAATGAAAAACTGACAGATAAGATTAAAGCAGAATACGAAGTAAAATTAGAGGAAAAAGTAAATGCTATTTCCGCTGACGCTGAATCAAGGTTATCTGAAATGAAAACAAATTATGAAGATTTGCAGAATTCATATACTGTTGCGAAAGAAAAACTTGATAAGTTTGAAGCAATTGAAGCTGAAAAAGCTAAAGAAGCACATATCAATGCTGTTAATGAAACTTTGGAGCGATTTGAAAAGAAAATCGGTAAGACTCCAGAGTTTATTTATTATAAGGCAAAAGTTGATTATGAAAAAGTTGATATTGAAGCAATGGAGAAGGAACTTACTCTCATGACTGGCGATCTTCTAATGAACCAGAAGGGTTCTTCTAAAACATTTTCTTATAACCCAACTTCAACGAATGTAAAAACTGTAACAAATAATGAAACTTCAAGTAGATACGGTAATTTACTTGATGGATATATGGATTAAGGAGGAATAAAAAATATGGCAAAACATGGTATTGCTGAGTCAACTAAATTATATGGTTGTATGAATGTTAGTTTTGTATCTACTGAAGATGTAGATAATGGTTCTATTGTTGCAAATGGTGGTCTGGCTACTGGTTATACAGATGTATATACTGCTTCTAAGCCAGCTAAGACAGACAAGGTTTATATCGTAATCAATTCTGTATATGGTTATGATGAGAGACTTGCTGAAGAAAAGAATGAAGATAATTATACGAATGAAGCAGGTCATATTTTCAGGACTTATGAACTGAAAGCTGATAGAAAGTTTAAGGTTTCCAGTGACATGATTAAACCTATTGACGAGTCTACTCCTGTGGCAGTTGGTCAGTATGTTATTGCCGATGATACATATAAGATGGCTGCTGTTGCAACTGAACCAACTGATGCAAGGTTTGTAGGTATTGTAGAAACTGTAGAAGAAACTGGTTTCCCTTATTTTGGAAGTTCTAAGGGTGTACAGACTTCTGATGGCATGGGGTATGCACTTGATACCAGAATTGTAAAAGTAAAAATTCGTGTAATTAAAAATGACTAATTGAAAGGAGTATTTAAAATATGAATAAAGATTTATCATATGTAAGCACTCTTATGAAAGATGCTTGTACAAATAGAGTTGCAATGTTTTCCAACGAAAAAGCCGCTGCTCATGCAGATGAAGCTATTAGAAAGGCGCATATGGATCTGTTGGGTGGGGAACTTACTTATCAGTCTTGGAGAAATAACAAGAATCAAATTTTCACTATCTGGGAAGATTTCTTATCTCCTACACTTCCTGAAGCATGGAAAACTTCACCATTCTATAAGAGACTGTGTGAGGTTAAGAATGGCGCACTTGGAGAGAAAAATGCTTTCGCTGTTAAAGACAAGAGTTATCTTGTAGCCGCAAAGTTCTCTGGTGGTACATGGGATGTTGAACGTCAGAAAGTTGGACGTGCTAAAGACATTGCAATCGAGACTGAATGGTCTTATATCGACTGCTATGAAGAGTTGGATAGATTCCTTAAAGGATATACCACAACTGTTGAAATGTTGAACGAAGTGCGTGAGGGCTTTGCTGTTGATATGGATAACCGTATTGCAACTGTATTTAATGGTATGGGTGCATATCTTCCTGCTAAGTTTGTACAGTCTGGTACATATAACAAGGATACACTTGTTGACCTTATTAGACTTGTGCGCACCGCAAATAGAAAGAATGTTCTGGTCGCAGGTTCTCAGAGAGCAGTTGGTAAGATTGCAGAAGGTACAAATGCTAACTGGATTTCCAACGCCGCAAAGGAAGAACTTGCTACTAATGGTGTTGTTGTTAAGAATACCGGCATTGGATGTGATGCTGTAATTATTCCTGATTCTTTCGTTCCTTATACTTACGATTTCGCTGGTGTAGATG